ACAAGAATACCCACCGTTACTGACCCGTGGTCAGGCGGCAGAGATAACAGGAATGAATAAGCGTTATTTGGATAAATTGCGTAAAGCTGGAACCTTGCGCGTCTATAAGATGCTTGGAGGCAACGAGCATCGTTTTTATCGGGATGACTTGTTGAAACACTTTGGATTAGGAGAAAACAAAAATGGACAATAAAGATAACCTAGCGAAGCACACAGGACAACCGGATGTACCTGAATTGGTGAAGGAGTTCCGGCGATCTATGGATGAGGGCTTTACGCTGGAGCGAACCAGTTCTGCTGACAAGACACGCTACATGCGCTGGGGTGGTCAGTCTGATGATGGTAAGAAGCATGATGAGAACTTGCCTGAAGGTAGTCCTGCTTTCCCTTGGGATGGAGCGAGTGACACGCGCATCCCTCTGGTGGACTCCATCATCAATGACTGTGTAGACATGCTGACAACATCGACTCATCGCGCCCAGTTGGCTGTGACGGGTACGGAGTTATCAGACTTGGAGCCTGCGGGTGCTGCGACGACCTTAATGAACTGGGTGAAGAACTCGATGCACAACACGCTTGGGGCAGAGTCGGAGTTATTGGCGCAGTACATGACAGCTTATGGGTGGAGTGCAGCCTTTGTTGGTTGGGAGCAGAAGAGTGCGTTGAAGACGCAGACGCTGACCCTTGAGGAAGTGGTACAGATGTCAGAGCAGGCTTCACCGGACTCGTTGTTATCTTCATTGCCTGCAATGATAGAAGACCCTGAACGTGAGAGTGAGGTGGCTCAGATTGTCATGGACTATGTGCCCATGATGAAGAAGCGAGCGGCTCGGAAGGTGGTCAAGAGCTTGCGAGAGACTGGAGAGGCAGAGTTTCCTGTGCCGTATCTGTGCAGGAACGCCCCGGCCTTGGTGGCGTTGAAGCCTTATGATGATGTATTGTTCCCGCCTGAGACGATTGACTTACAGTCTTCGCGGGTAATCTTCCGTAGACAGTTCATGTCTGAGGTGGAGTTACGGAGCAAGGTGACTGATGAGGGATGGAGCAGTTCCTTTGTTGAATCTGCGCTGAACACGGCAGGCAAGTCTATGGGGCTTAATGATGTGAGCAGGGCATTGAGTGCCTTGACTGACTCGACCATAGAGCGGCGTGACAATCTTGTTGAGGTGGTGTGGGCTTACTCGCGCCAGTTGGATGAGAATGGAGTACCGGGGATCTTCTACACGATCTTCTGTCCCGGTGCAGAAGGGGAGCAGCACGCGAAGCATGAGATGCTGGACTATGCACACAACCAGTATCCGTTTGTATTGTTCAGGCGCGAGCAGTTGGCGCGTAGGGTTACAGAGAGCCGTGGAGTGGCTGAAGTGGCTAGGACATGGCAGGATGAGATTAAGGCGCAGCGGGATTCGGTGTTTGATGCGACGAGCTTTGAGACATTACCACCTTTACAGGTGAGTAAACGTCTGGGGTTGGCGAACAAGATCGGCCCTGCGGTGCAGTTACCTGTGACAAAACCCGGTGACTACCAGTTCCTGCAACCTCCATCGCGTCCACCATCTACTGCAATGGCTGTTATAGAAGCTGTTCGCCAGCAGGCTGATGAGTATTTTGGCAGGCCGAACAGTGAGATACCGCAGATGGTGACTCAGTTAAAGCAGCAGCGCATGGTGAACCAGTGGTTGCGTAGTTGGACTGAGATATATCGTCAGATGTTCCGGTTATGTATCCAGTATTATTCTCTGGATGAACTGACAAGAATCACGAACGCGAAGGCGGCTGAGACGATCAGCCATGATGCCCAGCAGTTTGACTTTGTGTTGAAGTTTAACGTGGCAGAACTGGACAGCGATCTGGTGAAGTCGAAACTGGAAGCGATTAGCACTATAGCGACTACCTTGGATTCTGCTGGCCGGATTGACAAGGTGAAGCTGGTGGATAAGGCATTAAGGGCTGTGGCTCCTGAAGCGGCTGATGAGTTGCTGGTGGATGAGGCGGCTGCGAGCCAGCAGATGTATAATGGTATAAAGCAGGATATAGCGAATATGCTGCTGGGCTTTGAGGCTACCTATACAGATGCGAGCAATGACCCTGCTGCCTCGACGAAGTTGCAGATGGCGCAGGAGATTTCGCAGGGCAACCAGAGGGTAATGCAGGAGATGCAGGGCAACGAGGTCTTCAAGGACTTGATGGATCGCTATTTGCAGAACCTTAACATGGGCGTAATGCAACAGCAGAATAAGCAGATTGGAAGGCAAGGTGTCAAATCTGTAGCGATGGGTTGAAAATGGATGAAATAAATTGGAACGCATTACAGTGGGAAGGGGATAACGAATTGTGGACGGAGGTGCTGAAACACTTGGCGAACTTCCAGTCTGCTGAGATAGACGTTGCCCTTTCCCCTGACTTAACAGACCAGCAAAGGCACTACCTAGCTGGCAAAGCTGCGGCACTCTTAGAGTTCCACAGCCACCTGAAGCATCTAAGAAGCACGGCACTACAAAATAAATAATGGTGTAATAGATGTCTTCAGGTGTCGCTTCAGTACCCTTGGTGAAAGCCGAGGGTATTTTTTTGTCGTTCAATGTCTTCTAATAGCTACTGGCGAATAGTTTCTGCGTACCTATTTGCCCTGAGTTAATTCAAACGCTGGACAAACTGGAGCTTCTTGCTGCTCCCCAAAAAATCGCATGGCTGAGACAACTGAAGGGCAAACGGAAAGCCCAACCCAAACCGTGGAACCGCAGGGAGACCTCACTGAATTTGATCTTTCAGGAATACTGAAGGAGGCATTGGAGCGTGAGGAGCAACCGGAACCTCAACCGGATGTTGCGGGAGAACAAAGCGAGGAAAGTGAACCGTCTGAGGAGGCTTCAGTGAGTGCTGAAGAGGAGACAGACACCGATCTTTCTCAAACTGAAACGACTAATGCGGAAGCTGAACAAGCTGCCGAGGAGGTAGATGGAGACGAGGACGGGCTTGATGCCGATGTCCAAGCGTCTGTCGATAAACGTATCGGAAAGGAAGTTCGCAAGCGTAAGGAGGCAACAGAAGCCAAGGAAGCCGCTGAGTCCAAGGTTGAAGAACTGAGGGCACAGTTGGAACAGGCTGAAGCTGCTGTAGGGGCAAGTGATTTTGCTCCGCCCCCAACGGATGCGAACCCTTTTGCGAACCTGAATACACTTCAGGAAGTGCAGAAGGAAATGATGCGAGCAGAACAGGCGATGGAGTGGGCAGAAGATAACCCTGATGGAGCCTTGGTGGATTCCGAGGATGGTGAGCAGGAATATACTGCTGAAGAGGTCAGGGAAATCAAGAAGAGAGCCAGTCGTGCGTTGCGGCGGCAATTGCCGGAACAGCAGGGGTACATTCAGTCACGGGACAATTTGGAGCCAGAGGCTCTGGATGCCTACCCGTGGTGGAACGATAAAGCCTCAAGCGAGTTCCAAGCCGCTTCGCAAGTGCTGCGGAACATGCCTGGACTGGCGAGGTTCCCTGACTACAAGCTGGTAGTTGGTGATTACCTTAACGGGATGGTTAACCGGATGAACAGGAACACTCAGAAGGTGCAACCCAAGGCCAAGGAAGTCAAGAAGGCTCCCTCGCAGCCGACTGCGCCCTCTGCCGAGCCTGCTCCAGTTGATCCAACGGCTGCTCGTTCAGCTTCTGCATTGAAATCGTTTCAGGAAACAGGAGGGGTCGATGAGTTAGCAAACTTATTAAAAACAGGAGACCTATAGTATGGCTTCATTACTAGAAAAAGACCAAGTCGGTAAAAGGGAAGACCTCGCCGATTTAATTGCTCTCGTCGATGCTCACGACTGTCCAGTTGTATCGAGCGCGAAGAAGGGGGCTAAACCGGGGAACACAACCATGACCTGGCAGGCAGATGCATACGCAAGTGCAGTATCTACCGGAACTGTGGACGGCACTGATGTGTCTTCCTACGAAGACCCCGGCACTAGCCGTGCGTTACTGCAAAACTACGTTCAGATTCATCGTCGTAGTATTCGCGTTTCGCCTTTATCCGTTGAGATCAGCAATGTTGCTGGACTAAAGGATGAGCTAGCGAACGGCATTGCCAAGAAAATCGTTGAGATAAAAAGAGATATGGAGACATCCTATCTCTCAGCCAACGATGCACAAGCTGATGACGGGTCTGACGCTTACCTGACTAAAGGATTAGCCACATGGATTAGTACCAGTGGTGGTTCTGTCTTTCAGGTTCCGACTGCGTTCCGCACGCCGACTGCGAGCATCGAGACAACTGCAACTACTGCCAACATCACTGACGCAACTGTTCAGGATGTATTGGCAAGTATCTACTCAGAGACGGGAAGCATTAAAAACTTCACAATGCCTCTGGGACGTACTCTCAAACGCGCCTTCACTGACCGTTTGACTGGTACTCGCAGTGTAACTGATGCCAGCAACAACATTGCTGCAACTCAAATCCGCACCTTCTCGCCTCAATCGGGCAAGAAAGTGACACTCGCCGTCGATTTTTTCGAGGGTGATTTCGGTTCTGTGAGTCTAGTTCCAGACAACTTCATGCCTGCTCAAACTGACGGGTATGTGTTGGACATGGACGGCATTGAAATTCGCTATGGCAAATTGCCTGAAGTGAAAGAACTCCCCGACTCTGGTGGTGGTCCAATCCGCATGATTGAGGCTGTTGCTGCGCTGATTGTTCACAATCCGCTGAGTCACGGTAAGTTCGACCTAGCAAGTTAATTCCTTCTAGGGATGTTGGAACACGCAATCAACTCTTTGCCGGGGGAAGTACGGGAAGCAGTAGCCGCCCGCCTCCGGCAAAGGGTTTTGTCGCAATGCGATAAAGCCTTTAGTGACTCAAGGGTCATTGGAGCAGAAAACAACTCCCGCGAGTTTCGTCACGTTGATGGCATGGGGGAGATGAAGGCACAAATCCCAGCCACAGCCTATCATTACTGGGGGCAGCGTGAAGGTTATGGAGTGTGGCAGGATAAGAAATTTACGAAGAAGTATTTTGAGGACAATCCAGACGTAAAAGTAAATAGCAAGTCCGGCAAGATACAGGTTGGCTACCGTGGAGATGGATTCATTCCTGTCGGAGCAGGCCGAAAGGTGAAAGTCTATAAATGAGGAAACTAACCTTTGGTAATGTTCTGAGCGGGGTAGCCCAGCTTTCGGGACTTGATCGGGATAATTTGTCTACTAATGAGTTTAAGCGTATCCGCGACCTAGCTGATGCGCGTCTAGCATTAGCATGGGAGTCAGGTGAGTGGCCGGATACACTGTTAGTGGAAAAGCGTAGGTTCCGCTCCCTATGGGACAGCACCACTACTTACGCTTTAAATGCGGAGATTTATTATGCGACAGAGGACAAGTATTATCAGAGCCTTGCCGATTCCAATACCGGAAACGTACCGACAGACAAGTCCAAGTGGGCAGACGCTGGTGAGTCTCCAAGTGGAGACACTTGGGAGTCCGGCAAAGCCTATGTTCTTGGAGATACAATTAAATACAGCACAGATGGGGAACATTACTGGTGCATCGATGCTCATACATCAAGTCCTTCAGTTACACCGTCAAGCAGTTCGTATTGGACGAAACTGATTCCATTCAACAGATACCTGGCTTATGAGCAAACAGGTGAGACCAAGATTGGTGAGTTCCTTTCTCTTCACAGTAAAGACCCGCGCAATATGTCTGCTGGAAAGGAGTACAGTTTTCAGCTTACCGCATTAGGGGCGAATGTTGTTAAGGATGTGAACGAAGTTTGGGTTAAAGGAAGGAAGCACCGTCCTCAACTAACTGGTGACACTTACAGTGCCAAAGCCTACGCAAGCGGTAGTCAGGTTTATCATTCGGGTAATTTCTACGAGTCCAACGCGACAACTGCGAACAGTGAATCCCCGTCAACGGCGGCATCTAAATGGGACATCGTTCAACTACCTTATATTTTCCAAGGCTACCTAATCCGTGGTGTGTATGCAGATTATCTGCGTGCAACGGGAAACAACGAACTGGCCAGTGCGGCTGATGCAGATGCAGAAGCTGTTCTGACGGTCGAGGCTGACAAGCTGTTAAGGCAGCAGGGTCAGGTTAAACGGCTTAACGTATTTACATATTAAGGGGAAAAATGGCTAATCAAAAAATTTCAGAGTTGTCGGCACTGTCATCAGAGGACTTGGATTCTTCGGTAGATGTGCTTGTGGTGGTGGATACATCTGCTGAGGCGACAAAGAAGATGACTGTGGGTGACCTGACCAGTTCGCACACCCACACGACCACCGACATAACCGATATTACTTCAACAGCAGCCGAGTTGAACATTCTTGATGGAGTAACCTCAACAGCAGCCGAGTTGAACATCCTCGATGGCGTCACGGCCACGACTGCCGAGTTGAACTATTCGGATGGCGT